AGGTATTTATTGCCGATAATATTAAAGAAGTAATCCCGGAATTTTTGCTGCTGTTAAAGGGCGTCATTGATTGTCCTGATCTGCCGCTGAACGTGTCCAGAAGCGCGCTGCAGAACGATGGCTTTGTAAAGAAAATTTCCGATTATATTACCAAAAAGGTTGCGGATAAGCTGTCCGGCATGTGCAAGACCCAGAAGGATGAATACGAGAAATACTGGGATGATATCGCTCCGTTCATCAAATTCGGCTGCTTAAAGGACGAAAAATTCTGCGAGAAGATGACGGATTACATCCTCTTCAAGAACCTTGACGGCAAATATATGACCCTGCCCGAGTGCCTGGAAGTCAATAAGACTGACCCGGATGAGATCCAGGAGGGTGCTGTGGATGAGAACGGCGAAAAGGTAGAAGCAGAAGTCGTAGAGGACAAGAACGAAGATTCCGCTGAGGAAGAGAAGAAAGACAAGACCATCTACTATGTAACAGATGAAAAACAGCAGAGCCAGTATATCAACATGTTCAAGGCTGCCAAAATGGACGCCGTTATGCTGACCGACCGGATCGACCAGCCCTTTATCTCTCAGCTGGAGGCAAAGAATGAGGGGATCCATTTTGCAAGAATCGATGCCGACTTAACCGATGCGTTTAAGGCAAAGACCAGCAAGAAGACGCAGGAAGAATTAAACGCGCAGGCGGAAAAGGTTGAAAAGCTGGTTCAGAAAGCGCTGAAAAACGACAAGATCAAGGTAAAGATCGAAAAGCTCAAGAATAAAAAGGTATCCTCTGTTCTGACGGTTTCCGAAGAGAGCAGAAGAATGCAGGATATGATGAAGATGTATGGCGGCGGCATGGATATGAGCATGTTCGGTGCAGAGGGCGAGACGCTGGTATTGAATGCAAACCATCCGCTCGTAACCTACATTACGGAGCACGAAGACGATGCAAACACCGAGATGATCTGCGAACAGCTCTATGATCTGGCGAAGCTTCAGAACGCACCGCTTTCTCCGGAAGCGATGACCAAGTTTGTAGCGCGCTCCAATGACATTATGCTGCTGCTTGCAAAACAATAGAATGCACGCACTGCGAGCATTCTATTGTCATGAATAAAATGCGCAGGCTGTGAAAATGGCGCTGCTGCAGATCAATAGTAAATGCGAAGACCGCATGCAGGATGAATATACGATTCCTGTCTGCGGTCTTTTTATCGTATAGGAAACTTCGTTTCCATACGATAAAAACGCTCCGCGAGGATCGTCATGCCGCCATTACGTCCCCGGCTCTGCGATACGGCTGACCGCCACATAAATGTTTGAAATCTGATACCAGGTCGGATAATCCACAATTCCGGTTGCCGGGAGGTTGAAGATACGCTGAAAAGCCCGCACCTGTGCAGCGGTCTGGGGACCGAAGATACCGTCGGCAGAGGTTTTCGGGATAGCAGGGTAGTTTTGTGCGATGCGGTTTAACTGCTCCTGTATCTGTCGAACCTTTGGACCGGATGCACCGATGGTCAGGTCATAGCCAGGCCAGGAGGACGGGACGCCGCTGATGGCCTGGGCTGCGTTGATATACATGTCGTTGCCGTAATAGTAGCGGATGATCTCAATCGCGCTGTAGCCCTGATCACCGAGATATTTGGAACCCCACTGGGAGAGACCCTGACAGCTGACGCGATTTCCGTCGCAATAGCTGGTAAAGATCGGCTGCCGCACGCCGGGGCGGGAGAGATAATTTGCAAAAATGGAGTCCACGAGGCGGTCGATGTTGCTGTAGATATTTCTGCCGTAGATGAATTTCTGGTCGTAGGCGGTGGAAGAGGTGATGGTAAAGGAATAGCCCTTTGCACGATACCATTCTGTGTATACACGATTCAGGGTAAAGGACTGAATGACGAGAATATTGGCGTAGATGGTGCTCTCCGGCCAGGTTGCATAGATTTCGGATGAAGCGACGTTTTTGATATAGTCTTTATAGCGGACATAGTAGTTTGGAGCGCTGGAATCGTCGGGAAGACCGTCGTGGACGATGATATATTCCGGGATGACGACGCGGCTTAAGACGATTTCACCGGTTTCGGCTTCGGTTTTGATCTCAGCTTCCGGGATTTTGGCAGGATATTCACCGTAAAGCGTGTGATCCGGGATGAAAATGTCCTGTTCTTCGGGAGTGTCGGAAACTGCGGTGGGTGTCATGGAAACCGGAAGAATGCTGGATTCGTCCGGCAGACCCACTTTTTTTATGCGCAAGTTCGTCAAAACGGCTCTCCCATCTCCAAAAGGGAGTGAGGATAACCCTTGCTTTCGCTGAAGAGATGTTTTTAATTTTTATCCGCTCAAATCGCTAATTCATCTCCAGTGGGAAATCAGAGGACCGTCCTCAATATTTCCCAACTGGAGGTTGCTATGACAAACGAACAGAAATACAAAATCGCGGAGCTCCGCCAGTCCGGGTACGGATACGCCAACATTGCTGATGCGCTCGGCCTGACCAAGAATCAGGTTTCTGCCTACTGCCGCAGGGCAGGGCTCACCGGCACCAAGGCCGCTGTGGGCACGACCGATGTTCCTGCTTCAAACTGCTGCCGTAACTGTGGCAAGCCGCTGATGCAGGTCGCCGGGAGGAAGCCTGTCAAGTTCTGCTCGGACGCCTGCCGCATCCACTGGTGGAATACGCATCCGGACGCTGTGGATAAAAAGGCGTTCTACGATTTTACATGTGCCTGCTGCGGGAAGCCCTTCCGGGCCTATGGCAATTCTCGGCGGAAATACTGCTGCCATGCCTGCTATGTTCAGGCTCGGTTCCAAGGTGGTGATAGCCGTGACTGAGGAGCAATTCGACCGGGAGAAACGGTATCAGGCCAGCATGAATATGTTTCGGACGATGTTGAAAAACGGCCTCATCACCGAGGAGCAATACGCCATAATTGATACAAAAATGCTGGAAAAATATCGGCCTTTATTGGGGACATTATTTTCAGAATCTACTTGCTATTCCGGGCTTTCAGAGCGATGTATAGTACCGGAAAGGAGCTGATTTCATGCGAAAAGTAAGCAAAATCGAGCCGATTTCTCCGTCACTCCCGACCCGCAAGAAGGTCGCAGCATACGCCAGAGTTTCGATGGAGACCGAGCGGCTCAACCACTCCCTGTCAGCGCAGGTCAGCTATTACAGCAATCTGATTCAGAGCAATCCGGAATGGGAATACGCTGGCGTCTACGCGGACAATGCCGTCACCGGCACGAAGTCCTCCAGCCGAGAGGAATTCCAGAGGATGCTGGAGGATTGTGAAGCCGGGAAAATCGACATCATCCTCACAAAGAGCATCTCAAGATTCGCCCGGAACACGGTCGACCTGCTGGAGGCCGTCCGCCACCTGAAGGAGCTGGGTATCGAGGTTCGGTTTGAAAAGGAACACATCAATTCCCTGAGCGGTGATGGAGAGGTCATGCTTACCCTGCTGGCATCCTTTGCGCAGGAGGAGGTCAGGAGCCTCTCAGAGAACGTCAAATGGGGCACCCGGAAGCGCTTTGAGCAGGGCATCCCCAACGGACGGTTCTTGATTTACGGCTACCGTTGGGAAGGCGACCATCTGGTCGTCGAGCCAGAGGAGGCCAAAATCGTCCGGCTCATCTACGACAATTTCCTGAAGGGCCTCTCCGCTGAGGCAACGGAAAAACAGCTGGAGGAGATGGGCGTCAAGTCCATGAAGGGGATGCATTTTCCCAACAGCTCTATTCGGGCCATCCTCAAAAACATCACCTACACCGGGAACCTGCTGTTCCAGAAGGAATACACGCTTGACCCCATCAGCAAAAAGACGCGCAAAAACCACGGTGAGCTGCCTCAGTATTTCGTGGAGAACACCCACGAGGCCATCATCCCGATGGAGACTTATCAGGCGGTGCAGGCTGAGATTGCACGGCGGCAGGAGCTTGGCGCTCTGGCTAACTGGAGCATCAACACCAGCTGCTTCACCTCGAAAATCAAATGCGGCCTCTGCGGTGCCAGTTTTGTACGCAATACCCGGAAGAACCGGGCCAAGACCAGTCAGCTTGGGGAGCGTTACACTTTCTACGGCTGCGGCACAAACAAGCGCAAGGGAGCACACTGTTCCTCCGGCACGATACGAGAGGACGTTCTCAAAGAGGAATGCGCCAAGGCACTCGGTCTGCCGGAATTTGATGAGGATACGTTTTCGGGGCGGGTGGCGAAGGTTACGATTCCGGCCACTGGCACGATGGTTTTCGAGCTCACTGATGGTACCTCCTTTGAGCACCACTGGAGTCGGAATGCAAAGAAGGAAAGCTGGACAGCAGAACGGCGCAAGGCGGTCAGTGAGTACCGGCGCAGTCGGGAAACCGGATGGAAATGCTACCACACCTTCACCCACTTCATCAAATGCGGACGATGCGGCGCAAACTATCGCTGCCAGACGCACAAGCGCGTGGACGGGACGGTAGTACGCTCCTGGTACTGCTCATCACCGACAGCGGTGGACTGCTCCAAAGTCGGCATCCGGGAGGACACGCTAAAGGCGCTCATAGCAGACGTGATGGGCCTGCCGGAGTTTGACGAGGAGCTTTTCAATCAGCAGCTGGCTTACGCGACGGTGCCCGCAGACAATGAGATTGCCTTTCACTTCCGGGACGGACATGAGGTTTCCAGAACCTTTGCCCAGAAGCGCCAGATGCCGCGTCATACCGAGGAGCGGAAGAAGCACATGAGCGAGGTCATGAAAGCGAAATGGAGGGAACGCCATGCCGAAAACGACTAAGAAGATTACCACCATCCCGGCCACGCTGACCCGCTTCACGGCTACGCCTATCACAGAACAGAAAAAGCGCCAGGTCGCCGGTTATGCGCGTGTTTCCACTGACCACGACGACCAGTTCACCAGCTACGAGGCCCAGATTGATTACTACACCAATTACATCAAGAGCCGGGACGATTGGGAGTTCGTCGATGTTTATACGGACGCAGGCATAACCGGCACCAGCACCAAGCACCGCGAGGGCTTCAAACGCATGGTCGCGGATGCGCTGGCCGGGAAAATCGACCTCATCGTGACCAAGAGCGTCAGCCGGTTTGCCCGGAACACGGTGGACAGCCTGACCACCATCCGCCAGCTCAAGGAAAACGGCATCGAGTGCTATTTTGAAAAGGAGAACATCTGGACGTTTGACGGGAAGGGCGAGCTGCTCCTGACCATCATGTCCTCACTGGCACAGGAAGAAAGCCGCAGCATTTCCGAGAACTGCACTTGGGGCCAGAGAAAGCGCTTCGCAGACGGAAAGGTCAGTGTTCCGTTCCAGCGCTTCCTTGGCTACGACCGAGGCCCGGACGGGAATCTGGTGGTCAACCGAGAGCAGGCAGTCATCGTCAAGCGCATCTACAGCTTGTTCCTGCAGGGCATGACCTACCACGGCATAGCCGATACCCTCACCAAGGACGGCATTCCGACACCCGGCGGCAAGAAAAAATGGAGCATTTCCACCGTCAAGAGTATCCTCAGCAATGAGAAGTACAAGGGCGATGCGCTCCTTCAGAAAAGCTACACCGTCGATTTCCTGACCAAGAAGACCAAGGTCAACGAGGGTGAAATCCCGCAGTACTATGTCGAGGATAACCACGAAGCCATCATCGACCCTGAAGTGTTCGAGATGGTGCAGCGGGAAATGGCAAAACGCGGCAAGGGCAAAAAGTACCACAGCGGAGTCCACGCCTTTTCCACCAAAATCAAGTGTGGCGAATGCGGAAGCTGGTACGGCTCAAAGGTGTGGCACTCCAACAGCAAGTACCGCAAGACCATCTGGCAGTGCAATCACAAATTTGATGGCGACTGCCGGTGCCAAACACCGCACCTGACGGATGAAGAAATCCAGCTGCACTTCCTTTCGGCGGCGAACAAGCTGCTGGCCACAAAGGCTGCGGTCATTGCCAACGGCAGAGAGATGCAGGCGCTCCTGTTCGACACCACCGAGCTGGAAGCGGAACAGGCCCAGCTCCTCGAAGAAACGCAGGTGGTCTCCGACATGGTACAGCAGGCCATTCAAGAGAACGCCCGCACCGCGCTGAACCAGACCGAATACCAAAAACGCTACGACAGCTTGGTACAGCGCTTCGACCGGGCCAAGACCCGACTGGAAGAAGTCACCGCCGAGATTCAGGAAAAGCAGACGGCCAGAGCCAACACGGGAACTTTCCTGAACGCCTTTGAACAGATGCCGGACGCACTGGCTGAGTTCTCCCTTGAAAGCTGGCACAGCATGGTGGATTACGCCACGGTCTACAGCGCCGATGACATTCGCTTCACCTTCAAGAACGGTCAGGAAATCCAAGCATAAAAATGCTCCCCACCATTGGATTGTTCCAGTGATGGGGAGTACCTCGTTATACAGTAAGTTCAAGTGTGCCTGCTAAATCGCCATTTGAACTACTCGATTTAATTGAATAACTGAGCTGTATAGTGTCTTTAAGCGGCCTAAGAATTATCATCCTCGACAACCATTTTGATTCTTTTGCATGTAATGAAGGAATGTGGAATGAATATACCTCAGAGTTTCCTGCTTCAGGAGAAGCTATATATCTTGATAGCTCTCGCACATAATCTTCTTCCGTATATCTCGGCTGACCATTAATTCCACTTCGAAGCATGGCATCCATTTCGCCTCGCTGATCCTCCATGCCCCAAAGCCTATCATCTCGACTGTTCTTTATATCCACAGTGTTATTCTGAGCGAGGGCCATCTCAACAAGTCCTTCTTCATAAACGTACCCCTCAACACCTTTTAGGTCATCGCAAATTAGCTCTGCCGTAGGATATATAGCTTCTGCCGTTGAATTTTCAATTTGAATAGAGATAGTAATATCGCTATCAGAAATTGAGGATTCGTTTTGGGCTGCAAGCGGAAGAAGGATTACTCCATCAAATGTCTTAAAATACGTTTCGAGCATTTGAATTCTGGCAATTGTAGCCACCATTTCGACATAATCATCATATTTCTGTTGCCACGAATAAAAAATGGTAAAAGTTGAATCAGCCATCTTAATATCGCTCCTTATTCTGCATCCGGGCCAGTGTTTCCAGCATATGCTTTCCAATGGATTCCGGATCGTTTTTATATGCTTCACAAATGAGCCTAAGCCCATCTGGTGTTAATATTCTACCGTTATTTCGATCTTTACACAACTGCTGGTAATCCTCCAGCTCTTTTTTTGATATTGTTGGCATTTTCATATCTCCTATATACAAAAATAGCGCCGGTCAGTAAACCGACACCCCTAACGACACCGCGACACCCCTGCGGTTATGCGGCAGCATTTTGTATCAAATAGCGAGTCTTTATTTCATACACCCGCCCGTGATAGGGCTGCAAAACCTCTACCAACGTGCGCACCACGCAGGACGGCGTGTAGAATTCGCCCGCCAGCTTGCCCTCCTGCTCGGCAAATTTGGAAAGGCAGTACTCGTAGGTTCTGCCGAGAATGTCCTTCTCGTCCCCGTGCTCGATCATGCGGATGTTGGTGAAAAGATCGACCACCTCGCCCAGCCGCCGCTTGTCCAGCTCCGGGCGGGCAAAGTTTTTCGGCAGAATGTCCTTCAGCCGCTTGTTGTCCTTCTCAATCGCGCGCATGGCCTCGTCAATCGCCGTGCCGATTTCCGGCGTGTGCGCCTTGGCTGCAATGTCACTCCACCGCGCGCCCTGCGGCACAAAGAAAATCCCCTCGGAGGTGTATTCGTCGATATCCTCCTCGAAGCCGTCGCCTTCCGCGACAAGCTCGCGGTGCTTCTCCTCGAAGCGGTCGGAGATGTATTTGAGGAAAATCAGCCCCAGCACCACATTTTTGTATTCCGAGGCGTCCATATTCCCGCGCAGCACGCACGCGGCGTCCCATATCTGTT